GAAATGTCTTTGATTAGAGACTTTAGCTGTAGCGTATTCCAGTTAGAGATTGGAGCAACGACAGAATCGCCCCAAAGCTCAACCAGCCTCTCTTTAAGAGCCATGCTGTCAGATACATCATAATCAATATCTGGATAGTCAGTTGCATCGGAGCGCAAAAAGCGAGAAAACAGCAGACCATACTTGAGAGGATCAATCTGAGTGATACCAAGCGCATAAGCAACAAGAGAGCCAGCAGCAGAACCACGAGCAGGACCAGTAAGCATCATGTTCTCAGCAATTTCAGTAATCGCGTCCATCGTAAGGAAATACTTGTCAAACCCGCGATCTGCAATAACAGATAGCTCATACTCTGCTTGATCGGTATATTCTTTGTTTGTATGTAGATTGCGCGCCCGCAGACCTTCAAACGTAAGCTTACGAAGAGCCTGCTCCGCAGTTAGCCCAGCAGGAACAACAAACGAAGGTAGCTTAACCGTATTGTCGGGCATAAAAACTTCGATACGTTCATGAGCAATACGATAAGTTTCTTCAATCGAGTTAAGAATAAGATCATCGTTATAATCTTGCTCGCATTGTTGAGAATACTTCTTATAAGCATTCCACATCTGATCACCGTTCTTTGGATATAGCTCGTAACCAATCTCGTCTACATTCTCAGGAAGCTCTGTATTACCCCATGCTGGGGCACCCTTGCCAAGCCAGCCAAGCCGCTTGTATAGCTCACGGTCCTTCCAAGCATCAGGGCTTGGATAATGACTATCAGCAGTTGAGATAAGACCAATGCCGAACTCTTCTGCGATCTGAATAATGTATTGGTTTAGCTCATGCTGTTCTGGAACGTTATTCCACTGTAGTTCACCATACCAACGATCTCCAAAAATAGAAACCATGCGCTGGGTAACAGAGCGCATCGCGTTAAGAATCGCCTCTGGACCTTGATCGCGATTCTCCCAATAGCAGCCAGCGTAAACACCGCCAAGACAAGCAGAGGCAGCGATAATACCCTTGTTATACTTCTGAAGCATGTCAAAATCAATGCGAGGATACCGATAATAGTTTCGCTCCTCATAAGATTCGGAGATAAGCTTAAATAGGTTGTTTAGACCTTCTTGGTTCTGAGCCAGAAGAACAAGATGACGGCGGCGACGAAGAATATCCTGAGTTTTCTTTGAATCTCCTTCGTCTTCTACGGTAGCACCAGACTGCTCAGATTTTTCCAGCGAACGTGCCTTCTTCTTGTCTTCCATCGCTTTGGCATATTCTTCATGCCACTCATCGACTGAAGGAATAAAATAAGCTTCACAACCAAAGATTGGCTTAAAGTCTTTTCCTTCTTTGACCATCTTCTTCGCATGAAGAACCTGATACGCCAAGCCGTTCATGTTGCCATGATCAGTCAAAGCAAGTGCATCGCAACCGTTCTGGTACGCAAAATCCATGTGATCGGCTGGAAATCCTAGCGCGTCGAAGATAGACCCGGCTACACTATGAGCGTGAAGCCCAACAAATTTAATCTTTGATTCAGTTCTATCCATATTTTCTCCTTAGTGCTCAATTAATTTAACGTGTCGGTGCGGTCCTGTCAAGTCTTTATACGGTTTTGCTATTTCGTGACCAGAGCCAAGAAAGCTTTTATAGCCTTGCCAAGAAGTTAAATCAAAAAACCAATCGGCTTCTTGCTTTATGCCGTTGTCGGTATCCATTTTGTCCAAAACCGTGGATAAATCAAAAAACCTTGCCGACCATCGCTCACTGAGAGGTAAGTTTTGTCTGCCTTCTGGGGTTATTCTTGTTTTCCGTGTTGAAATAGCGGTTATATTTCTTCGGCAATTAAGATAATCTTGCCCCTTCATTGTAAAAGACAAAGGTAAGTTATCTTTAACTGTTTTGTTTTCGTAAGTTAAAAAGAAGTTTTGTTCTGATGAGATTTCTTTTCTGTATTGGCGAATAGAATAAACATCATGTGCAGCCATTGGAAAAGAAATAAAATATTTATCAGGCACAAGCCAGCGTGAAAGTCTGTTTCCAACCCACCACGCAGTGTTAACTCCATGCAAGATTGACCAACCATAAGAATCGCGACGATTCATATCTTTATCATCAATCGGAATATAATAAATTGGTATTTCTCTGCGATGTTCTCTGTAGAATCTTTTTTGCTCTTGGTTGTAATAAACTGGATCATAAACCCACTCACCAACTACTTTTTTGACGATTGGAGCCAAATCTTGATTTGCGACAATCCAAATTGTGTTGCAGCCAGCAAGAGAGCACTCAAAAACAGACTTCTGAATAGCAGTAAAGCCCGCGTTAACGGGCATTAGTATTTCAGGGGTTTCTATCTCGTAATCAGTTTGCAAATTGGCGACGGGAATAATCCCTGCTAAGTGTTGCTTCATAATAGCCTCAAAAATCTATTGTTTGCCAACTTGCAATTCTGCAAATCTGCATATAAATCTTTTTCTTTGTATTTCGCAATTTCGATGCGATCATCTGCCGAATAGATTTCTTCATTTAACCTCCATATTTCTCTTTTTTTATGTTGAGCTTGTATGTTAACTGTGTGTTGTTTGCCGTTAACAATCAAGCTATTTCTATGTTTCATTCCACGCTTTTCCATTTCATGGATAGCTTTAAANCGTGACATAGTTTCTGAATAATCAAAATCCTGTAATTGCTCTTTTGTAAGAATAGACACAGCACAAGCGTCTTTTAATAGCGCCAATTCTCCTTCTCTAAGCTCATCATAAAACCATATTTTAGAAACAAAATTGTCGCCAGTCTCAATAAAATCAATGTTGTGCTTTTTGCCACTACTAAAGTATAACCAATCATAGCACATAAATCTATCTTCAACTGCTTCAGTTTTTACAAAGCCTTTGCAATTTTGATCTCCAAAGTAATAACAATGATTAAATTCTATTTCTGCAATCTTGTGGTATTCGTCCATAAAAGAAATAGTGTCTCCATTATATCGGATCGAATGGCACAAATGCGCTGTTGGAGTTTTGTTGGTAACTCCCAAACAAAACATTAATCTTTCCCAAAGAAGGCTTTTTGGAGCGCCAACTATAATCTCATTTGCATGCGTTTTAAGTTTACGCATCTTATTTTCAATCTTAAGATAAGAAAGGTTNAAGNTTGTATCCAAAAAAGAAAACTTAAATGGATAATCTGGAGTTGAAAAGAAAATNGGCAGATCATGAATGAAAGCAAACATTAGTGCTTCAAGTGAACTACCTATTACTATTTTGTCGTATGATAATATTGTTTGCATGATTCGTAAAGTAAGATGTTAGCCGCCTGAGCGGTGTTTAAACAGAAACCGATTCCTGGCATATCAATTTCAACGCAATCACTATTTTTGATGATCTCGATTGGCACACCAGTTGTTTCATGTCCAGTAAAGATACAAATATGTTCTGAGAAGTCAAAAGAATAATCTCTTAGTTTTTGAGATTCATCAGTCAACTCCGCAGAAACAATTTTAACTTTGTTTTCTCTTGCCCATTTCAAAAAGCTATAAGGCGAAGAGTGCTGAATAATGTTTACATAATCGTATGTGGAACCTGACAAAGCATTTAATTTTGAGCGATGTGGAACAGAGCCGATTACATGTAAATCTTGTATGCCGAAACACGCCGCTGAGCGTATTAGATAAGCAAGATTACCGTCACAATCAAAATTTACACAGCCCATAGACATAGGAAGAAATTTTGCTGTTTTGGCTTTGTAGTCGTACCGTTCACGTCTTGTTTCTCGATCCAGAACTGTCATTATTCTCCTTCAGTTTTTGAATATGTCTTTCAAGATACCACTTGGCTTTCTCAAGGTCTTCGATTGGATTTGAAGTCTTCTTTCCAGCCCGTGCTACATACTTTATAACATTTCCAAGACAAAAGCACAAGTCCCAAGCTTGAATTACTTTAATGGCTTCGTATTTTGATGTTCCATCTTTTTCGATCTCGCCACTTTGATAGTGGGAAGGGTGGTCAACTGAATCTGGCATGTAAAATCCTAGCCGCCACTGCGACCCCAATAATAACTACAGATGCTACTGCTTTCATTTATCCTCCTTAAATTTCTTTGATTAGTTTTGCGATATCTAATCCTGCACAATCAATTTTCTTTTTAGAGCAATGGTAATGACTGATTACACCAGCAAATTTACTACTAACAACATCTTTTGAATAATCAGTTGAGGTCTTCCCCCCGTCTAACGGCGCTTTAAGCTCAACATCAGTAACCCCAGCAATAGCGCTCCATAGAGCTTGTGCTGCTTTAATCTGGACAGGATAAAAGCCAAGATGTGTCTCTACCTTGCCCCCATGCACAACTGCATTTTCTATTATTGGGCGCTCTCCATAACCATTTTTAACGTACCAGTTCTGATGCTTCGTATAAAATGCATTTGAGATCTCAACTCCAACCGAGGCTTTGTTAATCGCCCCAGAACCAGCATGCCAAGCACCATGTTGCATATCCATAGTTTGGTATATTGTACCATCATTGTCAATCAAAAAATGAACCGAGATTCCTCTTTTATTTAGAACGTCGTTGCAGGAGCGAGAATTTAAACAAACATCCCAATGATTAATAAATAACCGAATCTTGCGATCACTTTTGCCTGAATAATCGTAATAATTTCCAGATTTAGCAGATAGCCCTGCTTTCTCTGACCATAACACAACTTTGTCCCATTTGATGGGCACAAACTTGCCGTTATAAACAAGATAATTTGAATATTTTAAATCTTTTGGCTTGTATTCATCAATATCTGCTTGTCTTTCAGTCCAAATACGACGAAAAGTAGATGGACCACATAGACCATCGGCAGTTATTCCATTTGCTTTCTGCCACTTTTTGATAGCCCTAACAAGCCTTTCATCAAAGTCTTTTTCTCCAAACCAAGATGGCTCCCACCCTAGCTGAGTCGCTGACGAGCGATTATAAAAGTCTTTATCCATTATAAAATTCCTATAATATAGTTGTCTAGAATTACGCTCCACGTCGAAGAACCAATAGAAATTTCTTCGACCATAGAACGGTTAATAATAATTTTTGAACCAGCCAGAAGCTCAAAACGGCAGTCTGGAGCCGTTTTGAGAACTCTGGCAGCGGAATGTGTTGGCTTTGCTGGTGCGAACTCGTCTGGCACAACAAAACCACTAAAATCATCTTCTTCTTGAGTATCTTCAAGAACCTCAATTAGAACATAACGATTTACTGGCTGAAACAAATAACACCTCCATTAAATTTCGCAGTAATCTCCATCGCAGAACTTCGTGCCAGATCCTTGTTCTTCAATGTCGAATCTTTGGATTGGACTAATGTTTGCGATCATCTCTTCGTATCTTTCTTTGGTAATAGGCTCATATGGAGCCTGAACATAGCCTGTCTCCTCGTAGCGTAAGAAAGAAACAGCTTTTAAGCGAGTTTCGTACATTTCGAGTGCATCTTTGATTTGATGTGCTTCTTCTGGCTTAAATGTAACAGTAATAGAAACTGAGTTGTCAGCCCAATAATGCTGGTACTGAGCCGCAATCTCTAACTGCTCCCAAATAGAAACATCAACTTTGCCTTTATTATAGAAAGGTTCTCTCACAGGAAATTCCACGCAAATCGTATTTGGAGAATACTGATCATCTTCCATATAATAACCAGCTTTCTGCAAAGTGTCAAGTAGCTGAGAATCTTTTGCAAAGCGAATACGACGAATGTAATACTCGTTCTCTGGGAAGTGGATACCTGGAGTAGAACCGTTAAGCAAAGAAACGGTTCCAGAAGGTTTGATGCTTGTCATGCGAACAGATTTCGGAATGCAAAGCCAGTTTGAATATTCTTCATCTAGTTGCTTTACATAATCGTATGCATTATCGCACCACTCGTAAACAGTGCGGCGACCAAACTTGTTGAAAGCTTGGACCACGCCAGACTGAGAAAGACCAATACGACGGTTTTTAAGCATCTTTGCGTTGGTTTCCGCCCAATGGGTATTTGAAAGCGTGATTGTCTTGCCGTATAGATAAGCAATTTTTAAAGTCCTTAGATAGTCTTCGTAGCTTTCGTGTTTTGCCGGGAAAGTTTCAACCAAACAACAAAGTTCTGCATCTTCTAACTGCTGCTCGACACAAGGATTAAATCCAGCCACGTTTATATCGTCATAACGTAGACCATCCTTAAAACGACCATGAGTTCTTGCATTATCAAGCCAAATGTACCCTGGCTCACCGTTTTTCTGAGATTGTTCAGCATACCAAGTATAATCCATGCCGACAACAGCGTCAAGAGAGTTATTGGAACCCCATCTGTGGTGGTATAGTTTTTCTTGATCGTTTTTCATCTCAAGATATTCGCGGTCTTTGTGGTTGCCTAAAGCAAGAGCAGCAGATCTGCGCACGTTTCCTGCAACGACGCAACGACCAATAAGATTTTCAGTATCAACAATATCAACAGATGTGATTGGCTCACCAACGCGAGTTGAATAAAGCTCGACTAAATCTTCGTGCAGTTGCTTTAGTGGTCCCGCGCCAGAAGAAGTGCCACCGAAACCACGAATAGGCTCGCCAGCATCACGAATAGCAGAATAATCAAAAACAGGAATTTTGTTGCCAAAGAAAAACCCGTCAAGCAGAAGATGAACAGAGTTTACCCAACCTTCGCGAGAATCATCAATAACATGCGTATCGCCAGTATACTGAGGCTCACGAATAATAATGCTATTGGCACCTTTAGTGTCGAAACCAACACCAATACCAAGCATAAGAGCGTCCATCATCCAAGCAAAAAGATAACCACCTTTGTTTGGTAGATCTTTAGTAGATCTAAACGCACAGTTAAAAAGACCAGCAGCAGTGCGATTTTCAACAAAGTCTGTGCCCATCATCCATAAACCTCTCCCTGGAGGAGTCCATTTTAGATCAAATAAGCGCTCATAAGCTTCTTTTGCGGTTTTCTGGGCTTTTGCATCGTTCCAATCTAGCCCAAGCAGATAAACGTGCTGTTTCTGCATGTTAAACATGCCTTCAATAACGCGACGACAAGTTTGCCACCATTCTTCGGTGCCAGCAGCAGTAGGATCAAACTCATTACATCTGCGAGCGTAAGTGCGTTTAAAAGTAACATAACCTAGTGGTCCCCACGGAACTTCNTTAGTTATGTAAGGCTCAATAAAATTATCTGATAATCTAAAGCGACGAATATTTCCAAAAGTTTTCATTAGCTATTTCCTTTTTGTTTTCTATAGTTGGAATATTTTTGTTTAAGTAGTTCTTTCTGTTCTGCAACTGATAGAGCCACTGGATTTAATGCTGCTTGCACAGCTTCAATATTGTTCTTCTCCAAGACTTTAATATTGACGTTTGATGTATCCATTTTGATTGGGTAAACCATACCATCAGGTCCATTTCGGTTTTTGGCAACAAAAACCTTACCTGTATTTGCTTGCTTATCTTCAATTGTTCTGGAAACAGAAAAAATGAAATCAGCAACAAAGCACTTGTTAAACGCTTCTGAAATTTGCTCCATTGTGACTACCTCTGCGTTCAAACCAGAACGATTTGTCTGAGAAGCAGTCCATACGGGACAATTAAACTCGGCAGAAAGTGCCCTCATTTCTTCGTAAATCGACTCCAATTCATTTCTTTTCTCTTTTCTCACTATGACTGGCTTAAGAAGATCGCCATAATCAATAATAATCATTCCTGGCTCTACTCCTTTTTTGACCAAACGAGACAAATGCGAACGGATTGTATTCGTGGAAGCAGACTTTGTTGGATATTCTTTAACGATCAAGCCACCCTGAAGATCCTTTACCTTTTCATAAATCTCTTCTTTAAAGTCTGTNATGTTTGTAAGAGGAAATCCTGTAAGGCAAGAATCATAACGACTAGCTATAACCGTATCCTGTAGTTCAAGCGTATAATGAACAACAGTTTTGCCCTCCAATAAAGCTTGTGTGCCGAGATGTACAAGGACCATAGATTTTCCAGCACCTGTTGGTGCAATGACAACTCCAAGTTCATTTCTTCCTAGACCTCCCTTTGTAATAACATCAATTTCTGACCAGCCAGTTGAAACTGGATTGCGGATTTTAGGCTCGAAGCGCTTATCAAAATCCGCAAGATAATCATAACCAAAGTTATTCTCAGAGCCTAGTTTTAGTGCTTTATTGATCGTTTCTGAGATTTCATCAAATGAACAGGTTTGTAGTAAGCCCACAGACTCAATCATAGCCTTTTTAAGCGTTTGCTTACGGCAAAAATCAACGGACTGTTCTTTAATGAACTCAACGTCTAAGACTTCGTGTGTGTGAATACGACGAAAGAAATCTCTTACTTGCTTTTTTATGATCTCCTCTTCACCCTCTATCTCTGTGTTAAGAATGGTTGACATTGCTTGCACAGAAGGGTGCCTACTGTATTTAGTTCTGTAATTGATTACTTTTTCAACAAAGATACGTAAATAATGAAGTTCCAGAAAATTAATGTCGAGAACTTCAATAATCTGATCTGCGAAAGGTCGGTCCTCAAAGATTAACTGAACCAATCCCTCTTGGAACGACTTCCCATATCTACTAAAATCTGAAAAATTATTATTCACTAAACCACCTTTTTGTATAGTTTAACTTAACCGCTATTATAAGTCAAGACTTATTGTTATAAGCAATTCTGTTTAAGGCAGTTCTTAGTGTCTCCCAATTCAACTCACCAAATCCATCTTCACGCATCATTTTGATTATTTCTGTTTTATTGAATGCATGGTCAAAATTTTCAATAGCATGCTTTACCTTGACCTTTGACTGAAGTGACATTTGTGGGGAGTACAACTGCATCATTTTATAATTATGCTCTACAACGTTCTTTCCCTCTACAACGTTAGAAAAGAAATTAATTTTCTTATCTGAACTTTCACAATAATCAATCACGTCTTGAATTGTATATGTCTTTTCTTCTGAAAGAAACTGTAGTCGCTTTGCAACCGTCGCAAACCCAGCACCTCTAATACCGGGAAGATTATCTGAACTATCTCCGATAATAGCTCTGGCGAGAGCCATGTTGGTAGGATGAATTCCTGTTTGTTGGATGATCGTCTTTTTGTTTAGAACTTCGTCTTTCACGGGGCGAAGCAATACTGTCTCATCGTCGCAAAGCTGCATGAAATCTTTATCGTTAGAAACAATAACTTTCTGCCAGCCATTATAATAATCAGTTTGAGTCAAAAAAGAAATAACATCGTCTGCTTCAATCTGGGGCAAAATAATCTGAACAACTGGCATGCTATTTAGGTATTCCATTAGTCTTAGCTGTTGCCAAGCTTTGTTCTCGGTTTCTTGTTCTTCTGTGAGATTATGAAAAGCGCGATTTAATCTGATCGGCTTGCGACCACCTTTGTAATTTTTGTCAATGTCTTTTCGCTTGCGAGAGCCATCAGGTCCGTCCCAACAAACAACAATCTGGTCTGGCTCTGTTTCTCTTACAAGCTTCTGAAGGATCTTAATAAATCCTTTGATTCCTCCGATTGGTTGCCCATGATGAGAAATTGAAGGATCGACAATATAAGCGCGAATCATCGCGTTAAGTCCGTCTATAAATAAAACTCTCTTAGCCACTCAACACCTCCTTGCCCATTATATCACGATAATGCAAAAGTGCAAGTTCTTTGTGTTTTGCTTCGATCATAACATCAAGATCATATCCATAGTCGTCAAAGTAATCATTGACGTAATCAGAATGAGCTTGTGGCTTGATCTTAGGGTTATCTTGCTCAACAGAGCGAGATTCAGCGTAATGGACAACAGGCTTGATGTTGCCCCACGTTGAAACAGCCATTTGCAGCGCTTCTTGCTCAGTTTGATTGCCAGGGTGCAAGCGATGATGGTGGTAGTCAAAGACGATAGGAATACCGATACGCTTATAAACACCATCGTAAAGCTCGCTGGTAGAGTATAGTGAATCTTTGTCGTCGTTTTCGACAGTCAAGCGAGAGCGCACGGAATCTGGCAGACGCTCAAAATTGCGACAAAAGGTTTCGAGCGCTGTAGGCTTATCGCCATAAGCAGCACCAACATGGATGTTGAGCTTGGCATACGGAGAGCGCTCAAGACCGAGCATGTCAAACACGTCAGCATGAACTTTTAGATCAGTAGCTGTAAGGTTGAACACGCGCTCTTTGGGTGAAGCCAGCTTGTTGAACGGTCCAGGGTGAGCAGTCAAGCGCATGTTGTGTTGCTTGGCAAAATCGCCAGCCTGCTGGCAGTAAAACAAAATGGACTCATAGTCTGGCAGTTCTTCCATCGCATATTCAGACGCCCACGGAAAAATGTCGGAAGATAGACGATAAAACGAAATACCTTTTGTTAGATTCCAACGAAGAATCTTGTTTAGATCTTTGACGTTGAGCAAAGCCAACTCTGATGCATACTTGATACCGCGCTCGTCAAAGGTGCGACGAATCATAGAGCGGTTGGTTGTGATGCGCTGTGACTTGGGCAGATCGGACAGCGACTTGCAAATGCATGCATAGCCATAATTACGCATAATTCCCTCCTATATGCTCTTTATACTATAGAAAAGTCGTGCAACAAAGTCAAGAAGTTTTATTGCTTTTTAATAGGTTTTCTTTCCAAGGAAGAGGCTGCAAATTCTCCAAAGCCCAACATTTTTGAAAGTTTGGATGCTCTAAACTATCATATGGTAATAATGACTGCGGATATATGTGATCCAAATTCCAGCATCCTTCTCCATTTCCGTGGTTTTCCCACGTCATCCAGTCTTCAAATTGGTTTTCTATATGCTCTTTCAATTGCTGGGGTGTATAGGGTAAATGTTCCCACACACTAGCCTCTTTTGAGCCATTGTTATTCTTGATCGCTAGTAGTATCCAACTGCCCATACGAAGTTTTAACCTATAAAACGGATCTTCATCGCATCTTTTTTTATAGTATTTCTTATTGTATTCTCTTCTCTTTTGCTTGTTTTCTTCTTTTGAAGACCACTCTTTCCAGTTCTTTTTTGTTCTTGCCAATGTGTTGGGGTTCTTCTTCCTTGACTTGTTGTTTCTGATCAACGAGCAAGGCTTGCAATAAGGCACGAACTTACCGGGTCTTCCACTTTTCTTGTAGAAGTGGTCTATTGTTTTTTCTTCTTGGCAGTCTTTACAGATTTTGGTTTGCATAAAACGTTTCTCCTATAATAAATAGTCAAAAGAAATGTTTTAAGCATGCGTATCCATAGTTTTTCATAGTCTGTAGCTCCCTGCTTTCTTGTTGTTGATAGTAAATATAACACGTCGAATACCGACATGTCGAAGGGCTGCTTCACACATTGGACAAGGCTTTGACATTTTGTAGTCTCCTTGCTTGTCAATGCGCGCCACATAAATATCAGCATTATGCGTCTTACTGCGATCAATGCCGAGGATAGCGCCAAGTTCAGCATGGACGGTAGCGCACCCAGGCTGAATAGATTCTTTGCGAAAACGAGAACCAAAAGAACAAAAGCTGTTCTTGTTTGCCGAAACATTTACAACAGAGTTGCCACTGACAAGAACCGCGCCATGACGAATGTCATTGCATGACTGCTGAGCAACACGACCAGCAAGACTCATGTAGCGCTTGATTTTGCCTGAATACCTGTGTAGCTTTTCAGTATCCGAAGAATACTCATACTTTTGAACTCTCAACAAAAAAACCTCCTGACAGTTATAATTTAACTGATCAGGAGGTTGCTGTCAAGTATTTTAAATCAAAGTCTGATGTGAACCACCCAATGCCCCCTGACCCAAACTCTGCCCTGCCAGTGACCAGGGATCCATCTCCAAATAATACCAGCGCTCTTGTGGTATTTATGTCCATTGTGCCAGTAAGGTCCACGATGATTCTGGCGATGTACATGCTGGATAGCTGCTCTTGGTGGCTGTGGATGAGGGTGTCTATGCGCAGCATCAGCTGTGTTCATTAGACCTAAAAACATTAAGGCAAACAAATTAATCATTTTTTTACTCCTGTAATGGGACTGTCAAATTTTCGGGCTCTTCGTAAAAACAGCTTGCGTTACCTTCACGATTATGGAATTTCTGAACAATCTCTTCTTCTATAAGACGAATGATTTATTATTTAAATTCATCATCAGTTTTAATTAATGGTTTTTTTACTCACTTACGGGAATTGATAGATCCTCTTGGTCCTCGTAGAAAGAAGACGCACTACCCTGGCGTTTATCAAACTTCATTATAACTTCTTCGTCAAGGATCTGGTATACTCGCTGCTTGAAGTCGGCGTCCGTTGCCATAAACTGAGTCCATTTAGAGGGTTGAAACTTCTTCACAGATCCGTCTTCCATAGTAAGCGAATACCATGCACCAGAGTTAGACAAATGTTCAGAACCCTTGATAGCATCAAAAAGACTTTCATCACACCGGATACCAATCTCGTTTGTACCCCAAAGAATTCTAAAAGCGCAAGAACGACCTTGGGTGCCAAAACGAGATTTCTCAAGCTTACATTTAACTTCTGAACCGATTCTGAAGCCTTTATCATCTTCAATATAAGCAGATTTAGCTTTTCTTCCTGTTAGCCAGATACGAAGCGAATAAGCATAATGCATAGCCTTACCACCAGAAGTAACGTAAGGAGTAGTCATAGCTACAATACGAGCATTTGGACCTTGAGGAATATTTGTTTTTAGCTGGTTTAGTACAATCAAAGTTGCTTGTTTGTCAGCAATAGGGATGATTAGTTTAGACATGCCTTTTGATAGAATTCTTGCCTTCATTGCCATTGAAGACTGAGGATTAAAATCTCCTTCCACATCAGTAATTGTTGGTGTGAAAGCAAGAGAATCCCAGATAAATACAAGCTGCTCGTCTGTTGCTCCAAGAAGTTCTTCAATTGTCTCAAGAACAAACTCAACAGACTGAGCCTGAACGTACATAATACGCTCAAGATCGCAACCTGCTCTCTGAAGGAAGTTGGGATCAATAGCAGACTCAGAATCAAAATAAATTATTAGTTTACCGCTTTTCTGAGCATTTGCAGCAATCTGTGCTGCCATATAAGATTTACCTGTAGCCTCAAGACCAGCAATCTCTGTGATTTTACCAACAGGAATACCCGCTAACTGACCTTTGCAGATAATAGAATCAAGCCAACGTGAGCCAGTTGGAATCCAATCTTTAACTTCAGTAGGGTTATCTTCATTTAAATTATGCGCCACTGGAGCGCCTGCCTTTTTGTTGATAATTCCCATTAAATCACCAATAGGCACACGACCAGCCTTTGCCTTAGCTTTCGGCATTATTTCTCCTAATAAATAAAAAGGGCAGATTTTAACCGATCTGCCAGCGGCTCAACTCAGCCTAGAAAGGAATGTTCGAGTCCATCAGGTCGTTATAAGCCTGATCGACTTTGTTGTAGCGATGAGTTTCCGAAGAGCGACTCTCGGCACCAGAATCTCCAGATAGGAATTCGTCTAGAATCGCATCGATCTGAGAAGAGGTCATTTTCTCAAAGAGCGTATCAAAATCAGGTGCGGAATCCAGCAGGCTTGGAATCGCCTCAGTGTCTTCTAGCAGAGTTGATGTATTACGACGAACCTTCATGCTCGTCTGAGGGTACGCTCCAGGCTTCGTGGGGCGCGTGTATGTAACAGTAATATCAGTTCCAGCTAGAGTGTCTGTGATATCACCGTATTCTGGATCAAGGATGTAGCCCAATAGTAGCTCATAAGCCTTCTTGCCGTATCCATACACCTTGATTCCTTCGTCCTCTCGACCTCTCACCAAAACAGGAGAGAAATAACGAGTACGAACAAATAGACTTTTTGCAAGATTCTTACTGTCTACATCATCGTTATCGACGCCTTCACGCCATAGTTTTGACGCAAATTCGCAGATCGGACAGTGCTCACCAAAGTTTCGCTTGGGGCACATAATACCTCCCCTATGATTACCAACATCATAATGGAAGAATAGTTCTTTTAGAGGATCCCCGTCAGCAGTAGGAACGATACGAATATCAGTATCTCCCTCATCAGGCTTAAACCAGATTGAAGCCTTACTATCACGAGTATTCTCACCACGAAGAGTCGCTAGTTTACGACGCATTAGATCCATGTTAATTGCCATTTTATTTCTCCTTTTTGGCTATAGTATATCAAGCGTTCCTTGATATCTCAACTTAACACTCTTGGCTAGCAAAGTCAAGAGTTTTTTTGCACTGCGTTAGTTCGGGCAACGCAAAACCCAAAGTCCTGTTCGGATTCAGTTTCGTATATCGCATACGAAATATTTATAAAAGCATTTCTTGGTTTGTTTTTTAGTAATTTTACGTATTTTTTATGAAGTGTTCCGTCAGTTCTCAACCTTTCTTCATTGATACATAAATAATAACATATCTCTCTGTAAGTGTCAAGGTTAAAAAACCATTTTTCTTCTAAAGTTTCCATGTCGAGCATACCGTAGGTTTTAATACGACAAATCTCGGATGGTTTAGTAATTAGTCCTATTTCTGGTTCAGAGCGCTCAAAATAGTCAATATAATGACAAGAATTTTGAATAGCAGAGTTTAAAGTTTCATAGTATCCTTTAATCGGAACATTACCTAAAACGCTCTCAACATTTAAGTTTGAGATAAGATTAATACTGTTTAATAAACCTGATCTTGCGTATTCTTGAAGAACACCATAAGTTGCAGATTCTACAAGTCTTGGAATTCCAGCTAAAAGTTCGGTATCAGGTTTGATATAAAAAAGATCTATTTTCTTATCTTTAATTTGCTCTATTATGCCCAAAGAATAGTTGGAACTATAAGAAGATCCAACAACAAAAAACTGAACCTCATGATCTAAATCTTTAAAAAATTTAGAGACATTTGGAATGTTGTTTTCGTATTCTTCTGGGCTATTAAAGGACTTTAAAGCAAATTTATTTTTTGAGTTTCTGGAGATAGACGAGTTCATCTCATAAGCGTTGTATTGAGGCAAACGAGAATATAAACTAGCAATTTTAGAAGCTCCTGTACCGAGCCCAATAACAGAAATCAAAATTTAACTTCCTCTAAATCTAAATAATTCTCACCGATCTTTACATTGGTTTTGTATTTATCTTTTTCAAAGATATGAATTATTGATGGAATCAAATGTTTCTCGGATTCATGCAAATCAATGACAACCTCGTCGTGAACGAGGTGAGAAATAAAAGATTTATGATGTTGTAAGAATGAATCAATTTCAATTGCCCTTGTTAATACTCTATCGTTGGTTGAACTTTGAATAAGATAACTTAATGCTTTTCTTTTGTCAACCTGCATCTTTCTTTTAAATGGTGTGTTAATATAACCATCTTCGTACCATTCGTCAAGAAGTTTTTCTCGATTTAATGATTTATGATCTGAAACAATTTTTGAGTCAGGGTTGAACAGCCACTTAAAAAATTTAATCTTGGCGTTATCTCTTGTTAATTGTCCAGAGAATAAATGCTTGCGATTCCAATCATGAACATCAACATTTGGTTGTGGAATGCCAACCAAATCATAGAACGTTCTTACATCTGCACCGTTATAATCTAACGATAGAAAAACGTCGTTGTGCGGCTTTATAAGCCTTCTAAATTTTTTGGCACACGTCAGTATCGGAAAACTTTTTTTGTTCGTTGTAAGGCGTCCTGTGACCGTCCCAAACATGTTGTAGTCGATGTATCGACTGCCACTTAGAAACTTAGCTGCTGTTGTGCGCCCAAAGGTGCTGTAATAAAGATTCTTGCAACCTTCGTTATTTAAATTTAATTTTTGATAACGAATCTTGTGAGTTAGCTTATCAATAGAATCTAAAAGATCATAGTTATCTGGCTGTTCAAAATTGTTAAAAACATTTTGTGTAACTTTGTTTTTGATTTCGCAATACTCCAACAAAAAGTATTGAGGAACCATATCAAAAAAACAAAATTCAGTTAAAGGTATTCTGGCGATCTCAAAGCTTTTTTGATACGCCCAATACGTTTTTTTGATTCTTGCCAACTCTGGTAGCAAGCTTGGAGGACAAACATCTTCCATCTCGGCTCCGTTAGAGTAAAGCCAAGCGTATTTAATTTGTGGGTCGGTTACCGATCCAGTAAAACGCCATGTTTTTGTTAAATTCTGCGGAATATGATCAAAATGAAGCTTTCCATCTACGTAAACGCCAACACATTCAGTTTTATCGTCAAGCGTTTGAAATAACAAAAATCACCTCTCTGAATCTTTTATCGCTTTTTCTTTGTTTATATAATAACTCAACGATCCTTGATAGTCAAACGTTTTATTTAATATTAGCTCAAACTGCCTTAAAGCTGTTGTTGTGTTTACTCTTTGTGATATTTCCACAACATCGTCAATCATTAAAGCTTTTTGATTTTCAGTAAAATTACTTTCTTCTTCGTAAAATCTTGTACGACAATAAAGTTGAAGAAAATAACTGCTCTCATATTGTTCAGTTAAACGCTGTATATTTGAATAGGTCTTTGGTTTTTTATTTCTTGCGACTGTTCTGCCATTGCATTCTTCAAAATACTGAATGTTTGTTGGCTTCACCGTGTTATAAGTGTCTAATAGTTCTGAACTGAAGTTGCTAGCGTAAGGAGAATAAGCAGGACGGTAATATCTTGCTAAAATTCCATCTGTAGAGGTAGCTCCGTATCTTCTGGCGTATTGAATCATCGTAGAAGAGCCAATATCAGCAACCAACCTCCACGGAACATGTTGATCGATCATAAAACCGTATGTTTTGGCTGCATTTACAAAAAATTGCCAGTTTTTGCTGTTTAAAAACACATCGCTTTTCTGTTGGTCGTTTGTGGCGTCTAAATCAGCTATTTCAATAACTAATCCAGAGACAGTTAGCGGACAAACACGGCTTTTAACGAAAGCTGGAAATGTAATTGGCTCTTGCTTGCCTTTTGAGGAAGCTCTTTGCTGCATTAAATTGGTAAATTGATCAAAGTTTTCTATTTTATTTTCTTGAGAGTCAGCGATTTGCTTTATTAGCCCCCTATAACTTTGTTTATAATTGTTGTATAGAACTTGCGGGTCTTGGTATGCCTTATAAACTTTAAGAGTTGACAAATAAGGATCATCAGTAGCAATTTTGCCTGTCATAGCGCATTTCTGAAACTGCTGAAGCATGTCGTTAAATGCATCAACAACAAAATTTAAAGCGCGAACACCATTTTGCTGAGCGTTTGTAGATTTAAATTGTTTTAGATTGTTACCAGATGTTGCAGGAACGTATATTGGAGTAAAGCGTCTATTAACTCTGCCATAAAGATACTTCTCTGCCGTGAAATCCATTAGATTTTCATACTCAGATGAAACAGAGTTTTTTGCGTCATTTTTATAAACAATTCTTTTGTTAAAAAGCAAAAGAGTTGATTCATTGTTTTTTTCTACTAAAAAAGTTCCCATTATACGTCCCTTTGTCCTGCTGTCGGGCGATACTTCACATATTCGCTATAAGAGCGTTCTTGTGGCGTGAAATGATCGTGCTCGGTCCCTTTGCTTCCATCATCAAAAGATTCTTCTTCTGGTAGTGTATTC